AATTTGAAACCGCCAGCACCAAACCCGAAAACAAAAGCCGACGCCGGTAGAAAAGCGTCGTTTTGTGCCAGGATGGAAGGGGTGGTTAAGAACGCGAAAGGCCCCGCGGAACGGGCTAAAGCCAGCCTAAAAAACTGGAATTGTTAAACCCTTTTGGAATAAATAAAGGAAACCAAAAATGGCAAATACTAAAGCAATCGGCGTCGCATTCGCCGACCCCGCGTTTGATAGCGTTCAAGTCGGTTCGTCCGGCGTACCTATCAGCATCACTTCGGCTGGCGTCCTAAACGGCGCTTACGCTACCACCAGCGCAACAAGTGGCGACACCCGACTGTCCTACAACAAACTGACGTTCACCAGCACCGGTTCCGGTGAAGTTGTGCGCGGTTTTGCTGTTGTGACCGGTGCTGGCGCTGCGGCTGCTGGCACAATCAACGGCGCCCATTACAGCACTTCAATCAATACTGGCGGCACTATTAGCGGTGCAGCCAACGCTATTCGTGCAACCATTGGCGGTTCGTCCACCAATCCTGGCGGCACTTTGGCGGCCTTGCAATTGGATTCTGATTTTGCAACGGGCGGCACTTGGTCAAACGCATCATTCATGCGTGTAACCAACTCAGGCACGGGCGAAGTTGGAAACTTTGCTTTGATGCCCGCGGTCAGCGCAACTGGCGTGTTTCGTGCCAAGGTCGGTTCACCCGTGGTTACACATACCATTCCCGTGGTTAGCGGTGGCACGACGTACTACATCATGGTTTCGACAGTTGCCTAAACCATGTTGAAGCATCCCGATCCCGAAGTGCAATTCCTGGTTGAAATGCTTGAAGGGCAAAGGGATCAGGCGGTGGCCCAGGCTGCCGCCTTATTCCGCGCCAATAAGGAATTGGAAGCAAAACTAAACGAACAAGATGAACAGGATTGCGGGGAAACCCTAAAGCCTGGCTGCAACGACTAAGGAAAACCATGACGATTGAACAAATGAAAGCCCGCCTGGCCGAACTGCAACAAACAGCCAAACAGCACGAAGCCGTTTTGCTGCAAATCAGCGGCGCCATTCAGGAATACACAATGGTGATTGCCCAGGAAGAATCCAAAGCCAAAGGTGAACAAGATGCCCCTAATCAGGTCGATGACGCCCAAAGCGTTTAAAGAAAACATCAAAACCGAAGTGAAGGCCGGTAAGCCCGTCAAACAGGCCGTGGCCATCGCCTATTCCGAAAAGCGGGAAGCCGCAAAGAAGCAAAAGAAAAAATGACCACAGCAGCCACCAAAAAGCCAAAGGCAAAAGCCAAGCCCAAGGTGGCCGCACGTCCAGTTGGTCGCCCCACGGTGTACCAGGACGAATTCCCCGCCATGATGATTGAATACTTCAGCCAGGCGGCAACCAGGGAAGTGGTAAACCGCGACGCAAAGGGCAACGAACACACCCAAGTATTGCCTGGGGTTTTCCCTACCCTTGCAAGATTCGCCACAAACATTGGGGTGACAAAACACACCCTTCACGATTGGGCGACGGCCAAAGATATTCACACCGGCGAACTAAAGCACCCCGAATTTTCCGACGCCTACAAAAAGGCCAAGGATTTACAGGAAGCCAACCTGATCGAAGGAACCATTGGGAACGCCTACAACAGCACGTTTGCCATCTTTACGGCCAAGAACGTTTTAGGCTGGCGCGACAAGATCGAACAGGAAATCACCGGCAAGGACGGCGCCGCCTTTGCTGGAATCCAGGTAACCTTCGTGACGCCCGATGGATACAACACCGACAATTGAACAAGCCGTTGCAAAGGCCGAATTTCCGGTCAAGTTGCAAGGACTATTCAAAAAGGCGCGATATAAAGTTTGCCTGGGCGGCCGCGGCGGTGCAAAATCCTGGGGAATCGCCCGCGCTTTGCTTATCCTGGGGGCCAAAAGCCCAATGCGAATTTTGTGTGCGCGGGAATTCCAGGCCAGCATTAAGGATTCCGTCCACAAACTGCTATGCGATCAAATCGAAGCCCTGGGGTTGCTGCCCTTTTACGAGATTACGCAAACGTCGATCCGTGGCTTCAACGGTACGGAATTCGCATTCATCGGCCTGAAGAACAACCCGACCAACATCAAGTCATTCGAAGGTGTGGATATTTGTTGGGTGGAGGAAGCCCAAACCGTCAGCCGATTGTCCTGGAACATCCTGATCCCGACGATTCGAAAGCAGAACAGCGAGATATGGGTTTCATTTAACCCCGACCTGGAAACCGACGAAACTTACCAACGGTTTGTGGCCAAGCCGCCGCGGGACTGCATTGTTATGCGGATCAACTGGTCGGATAACCCCTGGTTCCCTGAAACATTACGGATGGAAAAAGACGCGTTGAAAGAACGCGACCTGAACGCATACAACCAGGTTTGGGAAGGTATGTGCCGCCGGTCGGTGGATGGCGCCATCTTTGGCAATGAAATGCAACAGGCCGAAAACAATGGCCGCCTTACGTCCGTGCCTTACGATCCAACCAAGCCCGTTCACGCGGTTTGCGACCTGGGTTGGTCGGACGCAACGGCCTGGTGGTTTGTCCAATTCATTGGCATGGAAACCAGGTTGATCCGATACTTTGAGGGCAGCCAGCGCACCATGACTTCTTACCTGGCACAACTTCAAACGTTTGGCTACGTGTACGAAACCATTTGGCTGCCGCACGATGCCGAAAACAAGACCCTGGCAGCAGCCGGTCGCACAATTGAAGACATTGTGCGAAGCGCCGGATTTAAAACCAGCATCATGCCGCGGGTTCCGGTGGTAGATTCGATCAACGCGGCCCGCACCATCTTTCCAAACCTTTGGTTTGACCGCGAGAATTGCGCCGATGGCCTGAACTGCCTTCGCCATTACCGTTATGAGGTTGACGCCGAAACCGGACAGTTTGGCAAATCACCATTGCACGATCAATATTCCCACGGCGCCGACGCATTCCGATACATTGCGTTGATGATTAAAGAACCAACATCACGCAAAAAGCAGCGATTAGTTGCCGAAGGCGCCGGTTGGATGGGATAATTTTAAAAAATAAGGGGCGAATATGTCAGATTATCAAGATCAATCAAGTGATCCACGCATCCAGGACGCGATTAAGTTTTTGCGCCTGGTGGGTGAAGCGGATTCAATGAACCGTTCATCGGCCCTTCAGGATTTGAAATTTGCCGCGGGCGATCAATGGCCGGTCGAGATTCAAAACAGCCGCAACCTGGAAGCCCGCCCGTGCTTGACGATCAACAAGATCGACGCATATTGCCGCCAGGTCGAGAATCAGCAGCGCCAGCAGCGCCCCCGCATCAAGGTTCACCCCGTCAACAACGAAGGCGATTTGAAGGTCGCCCAGGTGATCGAAGGCATCACCAGGCACATTGAAGTCAATAGCAACGCCGACACCGCTTACGACACCGCGTTCGCTTACGCCGTGCGGATGGGTTGGGGTTACTGGCGCGTGGTGACCGATTACGTCAGCGAAAATTCGTTTGACCAGGAAATCTACATTGAGCCGGTTGACGATCCGTTTTCCGTTTACTTTGATCCAAACAGCGTGGCGCCCGATGGTTCCGACGCTGAAAAGTGCCTAGTGGCCAGCGTTATTCCGAAGCACGTATTCCGGCAAATGTACCCAGGCGCCGACGACGGCGTGGGATTCCAGCCCCGTGCGACCGGCGACAGTAGCGCCGAATGGGTGACAAAGGAAGACATACGCATCGCCGAATACTTCTACATTGACCGCAAAAAAGTTGACCTGGTGATGCTGTCCGACGGCACGAAAGATTGGGCCGACAAACTGCCGCCCAAAGAAGTGCTGGACGACGCTGGCGTTGTGGAAGTTGAACGCCGTTCGTCCTACCGCAAGGTGGTGAAGTGGTGCAAACTGACCGCAATGGAAATCCTGGAAGAAAAGGAATGGGCCGGTAAATACATCCCGATCATTCCGTGCTACGGCGCCCAAGTGACCATTGAAGGCAAGCGTAAAAAATACGGCCTGGTTCGCAATGCCAAAGACCCGCAGCGGATGTTTAACTTTTGGCGTACCAGCCTGACCGAATCCATTGCGCTGGCGCCCAAAGCCAAATGGTTGATGGCCGAAGGCCAGGACGAAGGCCACGAAAACGAATGGGCGTTGGCCAACATTAAGTCAACGCCGGTGTTGCGTTACAAACAAACCGACATTGAAGGGCGCGTAGTTCCGCAGCCGCCGCAGCGTTTGCAGCCTGAACCACCACCCGCGGGCATCATGGAAGCGGCCAGCGAAGTTGGCCAGGATTTGCAAACCGTGTTGGGCATCTTTGATCCAGCGCAGCAAATGATGGGCAACGTGTCGGGCAAAGCCTTGCAAGGCCAACAACAGCAAGTGGACATGAGCAATTTCCACTTCTACGACAACATGACGCGTTCAATCAAGCACACCGGCAAAATCATCCTGGACTTGATACCCAAGATTTACGACACCAAACGCGTGTTGCGAATCATTGGCGTGGATGGCAAACCCGACCTGACAACCCTGAACGACCTTCAGGCCACCGGCGAAGTGCTGAACGACGTTACAGTTGGGCTTTACGACGTGGTGATGGATACCGGCCCAGGCTATAACAGCAAACGCATGGAAGCCGTGGAAGCCATGATGCCAATGATGGCGCAAAGCGAAATTTTCCAGGTGGCGGGCGACCTTTTGTTCCGCAACATGGATTTCCCTGGCGCCGACGTTATTGCCGACCGCCTGGCTGCCATGAACCCGCTGGCCAAGATCGACGAAAAGTCACCAATCCCGCCGCAAGTGCAAATGAAAATGATGCAATTGCAAAAGATGGTGGAAGACCAGCAACAGCAAATGCAAATGATGGGCCTGGACATAAAATATGGCATGACCAAAGAGGGTGTGCGCCAGGAAGGCGAAACCCGCCGCGAACTTATCAAAGGCATTGCCAGGGCGCACAACACCGAAACAAATGCCGAAGTCAAGGTCAACGACCAAAACACCAGGTCAATTACCAGCCAAAACAAAACTGAAATTGAAGCGATTGTCAAACTGTTGTTGGCCAATATGTCGCCAGGTGACTTGGTGCAAAAAATTGACCAAATGAACGCCGAACAATATGCGTATTCCGAAGTGGCTGCCCAGGATATTCACCAGGGTTCAAGCCCGTTTATTGGACAAATGGATATGGCATCGGGCCTTGGCGGTCAAATGCAGCCGCAACAGCAAATGCAGCCGCAACAGCAGCCGCAAATGGCGCCTGAAATGCAGCCACAAATGGGAATGCCACAATAGTTGACAATGCAAATGATTTGGGTTCACAATTGGGCCAAACCTACCAATGGGTTTTCATTGGGTTGATTCGTAGGGATACGTATGTCCGAAGTGCAAGAGCGTGTCGCCGGTAACCTGGTGACAAGTGACAATTTAGCGGAATTCACCGCCCGTAAACTTGGATTAGTTGACGCGAAGCCGGAAGCCACCGAGGCGCCAGCAGACGACGGGGAAACCCACGCTGCCGACGAGCCGGAAACCAAGGCCGATCAGAGTGATTCAGACGGGGAAGGGAATGAGGCGACCGTAGAAGACGATCAAAAGGAACGCAAGGCGAACCCGAAGATCGAAAGGCGCTTTTCAGAGATAACCAAGCAACGCGAGGCCGCCAAGGCCGAAGCCCAAAGGGAGCGCGAAGCAAGGGAATCATTGGAAGCCAGGCTGAAGGAACTGGAAAACAAAGCCAACCCCCAGGCGAAAGCCCAGGACGACTTTGGGCCGGAACCCAAGCCTGAAGAATTCAACGATATGTTCGAATACGCGAAAGCGTTGGCCGAATATACCGCTGATAAAAGAATGATGGAACGGGATAGGCAAGTTGAAGACCGCAAGGCCGCGGAAGCCAGGCAAACATTTGAAAAAGCCTGGGCCGACCGCGTGAATGCAGCGCGAAGCACATTGCCGGATTTCGACGACATGGTTCAGTCAAGCGATGTGTCTATTTCAGACCCCGTGCGCGACGCGATCATGGATAGTGATGTGGGGCCACAAATCCTTTATCACTTGGCCGAAAATCCCGACTTTGCCAGGAAACTTGGCGAAGGTTCAGTCATTTCAGCCCTTCGACAAATCGGCAGACTTGAGGTGCAGTTTGAGAAAACCGCCCCCAAAGCCAGCGCACCGGACGTGAAATCAACCGCGGTGAAATCAAAAGCGCCAGCGCCAATCAGCCCGATTCGCGGTGCGCTTTCCAAGACAGATAACAACGTGGATGCCGATGGCAATTTTCACGGTACATTTGCCCAATGGAAAGCAGCCCGCCAAAACAGGCAGATTCGCTGACAATTAAACCCTTTTCAATTAGGAAAACAAAATGTCTGGAAATAATTTACTGACGATTTCGAAAATCACCAATGAAGCATTGATGGTTCTAGAAAACGAATTGACGTTCACAAATAACGTCACCCGCGAATACGACGACCAATTTGCTGTCACCGGCGCCAAAATCGGTAACACTTTGAACGTCCGTCGTCCTGGCCGATTCATCGGCACAACTGGCCCCGCGCTGAACGTTGAAGACTTCAACGAAACTTCCGTGCCAGTTACTTTGTCCACCCAATTCCACGTCGATACACAATTCACGACCCAGGATTTGGCTTTGTCTTTGGATATGTTCAGCGACCGCGTGTTGAAGCCCGCTGTTGCCGCCATCGCCAACAAAATGGACTTGGACGGCCTGACAATGGCGAAAAACAACGTGGCCAACATTGTTGGAACCGCTGGTACGCCCCCAACTGGCCTGATTACATACCTGACTGCCGGTGCATACCTGGACAGCGAAGGCGCACCCCGCGACGGCCGCCGTTCATGCGTGGTGGAACCTTTCACTTCCGCAACCATCGTTGACAGCCTGAAAGGTTTGTTTGTTCCTTCCGACGTGATCGGCAAGCAATACACCAAAGGCATGATGGGCCGCGATTCCGCTGGTATGAACTGGTACATGGATCAAAACGTTGTGAACCAAACTTTTGGTTCTTACGCTGGTAAAACCTTGTCCGTAGCCACCAACACCACTTCGTTTGGTATTGCTACTGGTTGGGCGCAATTTGGTACTTTGCAACTTGTTGCATCTGCCGCATTGACCTTGAACCAGGGCGACGTTATCCAAATTGCTGGCGTGTTCGCTGTCAACCCACAAAACCGCGCTGCCTACGGTTCCGGCAAACTTCGCAACTTCGTTGTGCAGTCAACCACCGCCGTGGCAACTGGTGGCGGCACGGCCGTGACTGTATCGCCCGCGATCATCACCGGCGGCCAATTCCAAAACGTTGTTGTGCAAACCACCAGCGCCACCGCTGTTGTGACGCCCTTCAACAACACCGGCACAGTCAGCCCACAAAACTTGGTATTCCACAAGAATTTTGCGACGCTGGCCACGGCCGATCTCGAATTGCCTGACGGGGTTCACTTTGCTGGCCGTGCGTCCGACAAAGACCTGGGGCTTTCCATCCGTGTGGTGAGGCAATATACAATTAATAACGATTCCATCCCTACGCGTTTGGATGTGTTATATGGTTGGGCGCCTTTGTATCCTGAACTTGGTTGCCGTGTTGCAGCCTAAAAAAAGCGGGGTGGCTTCGGCCACCCTTCATTAAACTTATTTAAGGAAAAAATCATGAGCAATCCAGGGCCAGCATCAACTCAAACGAACACCCCAACCAATTTGGCAACCAACCAGGCTTTGCGCCTGATTGCGTCGGCCCAAGGTGTTAACTTGAATTCTGTCGCCGATACCATCGCCCCCATCCTGGTGGCTGGTGACGTCAGCGTTCAAAGCATCATTGTCGCCAACGCAAGCGTTGACCTGACAACCGCGCAACTTGCTGTTTACACCGGCCCAGGCGCCACCGGCACGGCTGTCAAGTCGGCCTACGCGTTGACCGGCAACAGCACCAGCGCCAAAGTTGTTGTGACCGCTGCAACGTCAACCGATTCGATTACAGGCACACCCTTGTATATTCGAAACACAACCGCCCAGGGCGCAGCGGCCACCGCCGATGTGTTCATTTACGGTTACGACCTGACGTTTTTGCCTTAATCGGGCATGAAATGAAAAAGGGCCGCCACCAAAAAGGGTGGCTTTTTTTCTATGGTAAGCACTATAATTTTGAAAACACGGGAAAGGGTTAAAAATGGTAAATCTTGAAGCCATCCGGCCAAGCGGGCCAACTTATGCGCTTGATTTAACTTCATCGGCGTCAGCGGCTTTGCTGATTACGCCTTCGACCAACGATCAAACGAATTACGTGATTCTTTTGAACACCGGAACTGATAAGGCTGCCGTCACAATGGCGCCCGAATCGGCCAACCTGGTGACGCCGACAATTGCCAGCACCGGCAATTCCGGTTCCTTCGTGTTACCTGGCAGCATGAATTTTCCCATTGTGATCGCAGCCCCCAAAGGCCCGTTCTACATCAAAGGGATTAGCAGCGGCACAAACACACTTTACATTACCCCCTGCCAAGCAGATTAAGGGGGCGCCATGTCGAACAGCACCGCTGTTACGAACACGACGAACATCAAACCGGTTCAGGGGCTTTTTCAACCTGAACCGACGTTTGACTTAATCACGTTCATCGGCCCCGCCGGAACCCCGTTTTTACCGCCGATTGATCCGATTCAATCGGGTTTGACCATTACCGACAGCACGATTGATTCGTCCGTCATTGGTGGAACCACGCCAGCAGCCGGTTATTTCACTAGCATTTACGCAACCACCGGCCAAGTGGCCACCACGCCTTCAGCCGACGCCGACATTGCCAACAAGGCTTACGTCGATTCCGTCGCCCAGGGCTTAGACGTAAAAGCATCGTGCGTTTACGCAACCACAAACAACATCACGTTGTCCGGCCTGGCTGTCCAGGCTGGTGGCGATTGGGTTGCCACGCTGACCGCGGGCGACCGCATCCTGGTCAAAAGCCAAACCAATCAAGCGGCCAACGGCATTTATGTGGCCAGCGCCAGCGGATGGACGCGCAGCGCCGACATGAACACCTGGGCCGAAGTGCCAAGCGCGTTCACGTTTATTGAATCAGGGACAACCCTAAGTGATACCGGTTGGGTTTGCACATCCAACCAGGGCGGCACAATTGATGTGACGCCAATCACCTGGTCGCAGTTTTCGGGCGCGGGTTCTTATTTGGCTGGTACAGGGTTAACCCTAACCGGCAATACATTTAGCATCACCAATACCACGGTGGCGGCTGCCGCTTACGGTTCGGCTTCCCAGGTGGCCACGTTTACCGTGAACGCCCAGGGCCAATTGACTTTGGCGGCCAGCACCAGCATTGCAATTGCTGCCACGCAAATTACCAGCGGCACGATTGACAGCGCCAGGTTGTCAGGTTCTTACACCGGAATTACGGGCTTGGGGACTTTGTTGGACTTGACCGTGACCAACACAATCACGGGTTCGATTTCAGGCAACGCGGCGACCGCTACAACGGCCACCACGGCCACAAATTTGGGCGGTGGTGCATCGGGTTCGGTTCCATATCAAACAACCGCTGGCGCCACTTCCTTCCTGGCTGTTGGCAGCAATGGCCAGGTGTTGACCTTGGCCGCCGGTGTTCCAACCTGGGCAACGCCTACGGTTGGCACAGTAACGTCGGTCAGCGGCACGGGTACGGTGTCCGGAATCAGTTTGTCGGGTACTGTCACCAGCACGGGCAATTTGACTTTGGGCGGCGCTTTGGATTTGTCGGCGCCACCCGCAATTGGTGGAACGACTGCAAACACAATTAGAGGCACAACAATCACGGCCACAACCAAGTTTGTTGGCCCTTATTTTGACGCTGCCACAAGTGCTGGCGGTGCATTGCGTAATTCAGGCGGCACGGCCCAATTGCAATGGGGTGCTGGTGGGGGCAATAATTTGACTTTGGATGTTTCCACAAACATCAACGGTGCAAATGCACAAATTGACATAAGCCCCACGGGAACCGGCCATGTTCACATAAAGCCAGCGGGATCAGGATCAATTGAGATTGCCCCGACAAGCCTTGGCACAATCAACAATATGTCGATTGGCGCCACCACGGCGGCCGCGGGTTATTTCACAACGCTGTCGTTCACCAGCGCCTTGACCGTCAACGGTTCAACCGGAACACTTGGAAAAGTTTTAACTTCCGCGGGTTCGGGTGCGCCAACATGGGAAACGCCCACCGCTTCCGCAACCGTCACCGACGACACAACCACAAACGCTGTTCGTTATCCGCTGTTTGCCAGCCAAACAACTGGCAGCCTAACCACCGAATACGTTTCATCGACCAGGCTGCAATTTAACCCTTCGACGGGCGAATTCACGGCCACCGGATTTACGGGTTCGGGCGCAAACTTGACCAGCCTTCCCGCTGGCCAACTGTCCGGCACGATACCTTCGGGCGTCCTGGGCAATTCAACGGTTTACATTGGCACGACTGCAATTGCGTTAAACCGCGGCAGCGCCAGCCAATCATTGACTGGCGTGAACATTGACGGCAGCGCGGGAAGTGCAACAAACGCAACAAACGCAACAAATGTCGGCATCACGGACGACACGACCACGGCCGCGGATATGTACCCGACCTGGGTGACGACCACGACCGGAAACTTGCCGGTGAAGGTGTCATCGACTAAACTGAAATTTAATCCATCAACAGGCGTTTTGACCATGACCGGTGGAACTGGCGGGGGTAACTTCTAATGACAACAAAATGGAAAATCCTGGGCATTGATTCACCTGACGGCGAACTTATTACCAGGGCAAAATACTTTGCAACCGTCAGCGACAAGGATTTGGTTGTTGAAACGGAAGGTTTTTGGACGTTTCAAGAGCCAAAACTGAACGTCCCATTTGAGGGTGTGACCGAAGACATGATCGTGGCCTGGGTTCAGGCCGAAACAATGCAAGACGGCGCCAACATGATTGAAAAGCGCCTGAACGAACAATTGGCCGCCTTGAAAGTGCAGCGCGTCACACCGCTGCCTTGGGCGCCCCAAACGTTTAC